GCGGCGCCGGAACTCCGGCGGCTTGGCTGCAGGCATCCAGGACTCCTCTCCGAGGCGATCATCACCTCAGACCAGGTGTCCACGGAACCGGGTCAGGCTCCTACCCGTTGCGTACCGAAACTGCACCAATGGTGGCTCACGGGACGGCGGCGACGCTCGTTGTGCCGCGTCCCCAACACGTGTGGAATGTTCGCGAAGGGTGCGTCAGAGCCCTCTGAGAACGTAGATCAAGAACGAGGCCCTCACCGTGATCCGCCGGCTGCAACCGACGGGGTGAGGGCCCCGGGCCTCACCCGAGTCAACGAGGAAAGGCGATGCCCATCATGCCTCAGCCGACCAACATTGGCGCCCCCGAGCGCCTCCCCGAGAACGCCAGTCCCGCACAGGCCGCCCGGTACCTGGGTGTCTCCCAGCGGTACGTGTACCTGCTCATCGACCGTGGTGAGCTGCCCGCCTACCGTCTGGGCGCCAAGATCCTCCGGGTCCGGCGAGGCGACGTCGAGGCCCTGCTGCAGCCCGTCGCGGTCGTCTCGTGATGGCCGCCTACCGCTACCGCGCTTCGAGCGGGCGCACCCTGCACGAGTTCGGCTGCTGGGTCGACGGCGGCCGTTGGCACCACCTGCAGCGGACGGGCAGCGGCGGGCGCTTCCGCTGTGCCCGGTGCGCGGAGATGCCGGACGTGGTCATCGAGCGGCTCATCTTCACCCGCGAACGAGCGCGGTGAGCGTCAAGGTCTCAGAGGCGGTCTGGGACAACGCGCACTGCTCGCAGACCGCCCTGCTGGTGCTCCTAGCGCTGGCAGATCACGCCAACGACGCGGGTGAGTGCTGGCCGGCCTACCCGCGCATCGCGCAGCGCGCCAGGACGTCTGAGCGTCACGTGCGGCGGATCATGCGCGAGCTCGAAGAGCTGGGACTCATCCGGCGCGACCGTCGCCCTGGGCACGAGACGCACTACTACGTCGCGCTTGCCGAGGGGGGACACCAGCGTCCCGGGACACCCAGGTCCCCCGGGACACCCAGGTCCGCCGAGGGGGGACACGGGGGTCCGAAAGGGGGGACACCCAGGTCCCACGAACCGTCAGAACCACCAATGGAACCGTCATCTGTTGCGGCGCTCGTCGCGCCGAACGCCCAGATGCTCGTCGCTGAGTGGATCGACCACTGCAAGACCAAGCCGCCCGGACGCGTCACCGGCCAGATGGCCCACGAGATCAAGACGCTCCTGGACGAGGGCTACGCCTACGCGGACGTTCGCGCCGCCGTCGCCGAGTGGGCGACCAAGCGCCTCGCGCCGTCCGTCCTGCCGTCGATCCTCAACGGCCGCCTCAACGTCGGCCCATCACAGACCAGGCCCGGTGGGCGCCCGACCCCGACCGAGCGAGCCCAACAGACCCTCGCTGCGGGCGCTGCGGTCGCCGCCGCGCTGGCCGCCAAGCCCAGACTGGAGATTGCGCGATGAACGTGCAGCAGGTCACGGCGGTCCTGACGAAGATCCAGGCGCTCGACAACCGGCAGGTCGACGAGCTGACGATCACTGCCTGGACCGAGATGATCGGCGACCTCGAGTACCGGGACGCGCTCGACGCCGTCGCGCGGCACTTCCGCGACTCGACGTCCTACCTACAGCCGGCGCACGTCCGGGGACTGGCGCTGTCGATCGCGCGCGATCGTGGCGCGAGAGGCGTGGGGACGGACACGTCCAACCGTGCGCTGCGGCGCTGCCCGTGGTCGTCGTGCCAGTGCACGCACACCGAGTGCACCAGAGGGTGGCTGGACCGTGAAGGCGTGCGGCTCGAGGGGGACGCCGAGTACCCGGTGGCGATCCGGTGCCCCCAGTGCGCCAAGGCCGCGGGCGCCGCGTGAGCAGCCGTCATCGCCCCCAGCATTCGAAGGCCTTGCGGTACTCGACGAGCTCGGATCGCTACGCCACCGAGTACGAGGACGAACCGCGGTTCGAGCGCGCCCGGCACGTCCCGGACGACTGGCAGGAGACGTGGGCGGCTGAGACGTTGCGCGTCTGCGACGTCGTGTGGCGCCAGTGGGCGTTCAGGATGTACCGCAACGACGAGCAGGCGCGCGAAGACCTCGCCGGCTGGCTGCGGCTCAAAGCCGCCGAGTGCGCCGCCAGGTGGACTCCCAAGAACGAGCCGGACGCATTCGAGCACTGGGGCGCGCATCTGCACGCCTCCCTGACCGCGATGGTGCGGTGGCACTGGGCCGAGTACGTCGGGGCAACGGCCTACCAGGAGAACGGGAAGTGGCGGGTAGCTCAGTTCGGGTCCACCGACGAGCTGCTGGACCGCGACCACGAGCACACCATGCACCTGCGGGCCAGGGTCGAGTTGGGAACGATGTGGTCTTGGCGCCCGCTGTCTCCCGAGCAGTACCTGCGGATCGTTGAGCTCGCCCAGGGCGACGACGACGACACGCCACTCAAGGACCCAGGGCTGTGCAGCGAGTGGGGCTGCGCCCGGCCGGCAGACACCAAGGGCTTGTGCCATGGGCACTATGCGACGCACTGGCGGCAGTGGAACGCGGGCACTTGTGCCGAACCTGGCTGCACCGAGCTGGCCGTCACCAAGGGCGCCTGCTCGATGCACTACCGCCAGGGGCGCCAGGACAACTCCACGGTCAAGCGGTGCATCGAGCCGGGGTGTGAGAACGCGGTGCGCTCACGCCAGTTGTGCGACGCGCACCTGTACGCCTACCGCCGGGACGGACGGGAGCTACCACCCAAGCGTGTACCCCAACCGCCAGCGCCCTGCTCGGTCGACGGGTGCGATCGGACCGTGCTGGCCAAGGGCATGTGCAGCACCCACTACCACGCCGCTCGTCGAGCCGCCTCGTGAGCGCCGGGTGGTCAGGCGCACAGTCCAAGCGAGCACGCCGCCTCATCCGCGGGCGAGGCAGGTTCCAGCCCTGCTGGCGCTGCGGGCGCGAGATGGACCTGGACGTCGACACCTGGCACGCCGGGCACCTGGTCGACCGGATGGACGGCGGGACCGACATCGACGTGCAGGCCGAGTGCGCGCCCTGCAACCTGCGGGCCGGCGGCAAGCGGGGAGCGGCGATCGTCAACGGCAGGCGCACGGCGATACGCAGACTTGACCAACGTCTAGGGAAGTGGTGACCCAATGCGCGTGTCGCGCTTGACGTCTGGGCTTTTGGGAGACCCACGCAACCCACGCCTTGCTGTCCGCACACCTTGTGTGTGTCAAGCCAGGGTAACGACAGGCAAAGCAACCGTAAAGAGGACCGATGGCTAAGCCGACCTACGCGTCCCGTGTCCCGTCCGGCGTCGACCTCACTGACGCGCACGTCGGAGCCGGCCTGCTGGGCCTGCCGCTGACCGCACAGGGTGAGCGGGTGGCCGGTGTGCTGCAGGCGCGGCGCAAGGACGCGGCCCTGTACCCCGACGTCGTGGTGCAGATGCCGCGGCGCGCGACGAAGACGACGGCGATCTGGTCGACGGTGCTGGGCCGGGCGGTTCGGAGGGAGAGGTACCGATGCGTGGTGACCGCGCAGTCGGGCAACATCGCCAGCCGGATCCTGCTCGACCACGCCGAGCTGATGCTGATGCACGGCTCGTGCGTCGAGTCGAGCGAGCGCAAGGGCTCGGACCTGCCCGTGCTGTACCGCAACGGCGGGCGTGAGCACCTGGACTTCCCGGCGACCGGCTCGAGGATCTGGGTCGTGCCGCCCGACGCCGGCGCGGTGCGCTCGGCGGCTGCCGACGACGTCGTCATCGACGAGGCCGGCGAGCACGACCCCCGCAAGTTCCACGACTTCATGGCCGGGGTGCGCCCGCTCATGGACACCCGCGGTCCGCTGGCCCAGATGATCGTCACGGGCACCCCGGGCAAGATCCGGTCCGGCCCGTTCTGGGAGATGCTCGAGCGAGGCCGCAAGCGCGAGCCCGAGCTGGGGATCCTGGACTACTCGATCCGCGACGACGAGGACGCCGAGGACCGCACCGTCTGGCGTCGGGTGCATCCCGGGCCGGCGTGCGGACTCACGCCGATGCGGACCCTGGAGAAGCGCTACGTCGACCTCGGTCCGGTGGCGTTCGCCCGCGAGTACCTGTGTCGCTGGCCGTTCGACTCCACCGTGACGGCCATCGACCAGGAGGCCTGGCACGCCGCCGAGCTCGCGGCGCTCGTCCTGCCGGAGCGGTTCGGCCTGGCGTTCGACTGCTGCCCGGACGGGTCGGCCGCCGCGGTGGCCGCCGCCTGGCGGGTGGACGGCGCCCCGTTCGTGCTGCTGCTGGACTACCGCGCCGGCACCGGCTGGGTGCCCGGCGTCGTCAAGGCGATCCGCGCCAAGCACCGGATGCAGACGGCGGGGGACTACATCGGAGCCAACATGCCGATCTTCGAGGCCCTGTCCCGGGCGCGCCCGTCCGTGCCGGTGGAGTACCCGAAGTTCCGGGCGATCCAAGGCGCCTGCCAGACGTTCGTCGACACGCTGCCCGCTCACCAGGTGCAGCCTGACCTCGAGCGCGCCGCCGCCGCCGCGTCCTGGCGCGAGGTCGAGGGCGGGCGCGTGTTCGGTCGCAAGGCGTCGGGCTCGGACATCTCCCCGCTGATGGCCGGCGTCCTGGCGCTGTGGATGTTCGACCAGCGCCCCGAGCGGATGCCGCTGACGATCCGGTCGGCCTAGAGGAAGTGCACAACGACGCACCCCGCGTGTCGCCTGGCGAGGGTGTCGTGTTGTAGATAATCTACAAACGTGGCGCTGTTCGGTCTGGGACGCACCACGACGGCGCGCGCCTCCGAAGTCCTGGCGCCCCAACGCCGAGCACGCCTGGCCTCGCCCTGGTCGCCAGGGATGAGCGCGAGCATCATCGCCGCGGACTGGTTCGGCTGGACCGACTACCCCGTCACCCGCGAGCAAGCGATGAAGGTCCCCGCCGTGGTCGCCGCCCGGAACCTGGTCTGTCTGGCGCTCGGTCAGGGAGTGCTCAAGGCGTACAAGGGCGCCACGCAGATCACCACGCCGACGTGGTGCTACCGCACCGACTCCGACGTGCCGCCCTCGACCCGGATGCTGTGGACGGTCGACGACCTGTTCTTCTCCGGCTACAGCCTGTGGCAGGTCTCCCGCGGCGCGACCAACGCGATCGGGGACGCGGTCCGCATCCCGCCCGAGCGGTGGGACTGGGACGAGGCCTGGCAGATCCTGGTCGACGGTCAGGCGGTCGACGCCGGCAGCGTCATCCTGTTCACCGGCTGGGACGACGGGTTGCTGCTGACCGGCAACACCGCGATCCGCCACGCCCTCGGGCTGGCCGACGAGGTCGCCCGCCGCACCCGGGTCCCGCAAGCTCACACCCTGCTCAAGCTGGCCGCCGACACCGAGCTGACCGACACGGAGCAGGACCGGCTGCTGGCGGACTTCACCGCCGCCCGACGCAGCCGCGACGGCGCCGTGTCGATCGTGCCCTACGGCGTCGAGGTCGACCGTGGTGGCGATGCGCCGGTCAGCCTGTACGAGAACGGGCGCAACGCCTCGACGCTGGACATCGCCCGCCTGACCGGGGTGCCGGCCACCCTGCTGGACGCCTCCGGGACGAACGCGTCCCTGACGTACCAGACCACCGAGATGTCCCGGTCGATCCTCAACGACCGGCGCCGTGAACGGGCCACCGTGATCGAGGCCCGCCTGTCCATGGACGACGTCTGCTCCCGCGGCACGCGCATCGCTTTGGACCTGTCCGCCATCACCGGCCCAGACACGGGCCTTCCCGCCCCTGCGGAGGACTGACCATGCTCACTGCCGACCGTGCCACCCGCACCCTGACCGCGGACCCGCTGCTGCCGTTCGGCGAGCAGGGCCGCACCAACCTGGGCCGCGTCACCGCCTCCCGGGGCCGCCTGGCGATCCCCAAGGACGTGAGCGGCCTGGTGCTCAACCGCCAGCACGAGCGCAACGCGCCGATCGCCAAGTTCACGTCCGTCACCGAGACGCCCACCGGGCTGCGGGCCACGTTCCACGTGCCGAACACCAGCGCCGGGGACGACCTGCTGGCCGAGGTCGAGAACGGGTTGCGCACCGGCGTGTCCGTCGAGATCGACAACCCCGTCATCCGCGACGGGCAGCTGCTCGGCGGCACGCTGACGGGCGCCGCGGCGGTCGTCGACCCCGCCTTCCCGTCGGCGCAGCTCGTCGCCGCCGACGCCGGACCCCTTCCGGCCGAGATCCCGCCGGACGAGGACTCCGAGACCGTCTCCACCGAGGTCATCACGATCAACGGCATCGAGTACGTGCGCAAGACGACCAGTAGCTACATCACCGAGACCGCCCCGAAGGACCCGAACGCCGCCGCCGCGGCAGGACAGGAGGCCGCGATGGCCGACACGCAGACCGTCACCCCGGTCGACACCACCCAGCCGCTGGCGGCCGGCCTGCCGCGCTCGATCCGGTCCGTCACCGGCAAGGGCGGGGCGAGCCTGTTCGCGGCCCTGGCGGGCGCCGACGGCCCCGAGCGGATGCGTCTGACCGCCGCCCTCGACCAGATCGTGCAGGCCGACGGCGTCAACTCCCAGAACAAGCAGTGGATCGGCGAGGTCTACAGCTCGCGGACCTACCAGCGGCGCATCGCCAGCCTCATGCAGCACTCGCCCCTGACGTCGCTCAACGTCGTCGGGTGGAAGTTCGGCGTGACCCCCACCGTCGCGGACGGGTACGCGGGCTTCCCGGCCCAGCCGAACAGCACCGCCAACGTGGCCACCGTCCCGGTCACCGGCACCGCCGCCCGCATCGCCGGCGCCGCCGCGATCGACCGGGCGTTCGTCGACTTCTCGGTCCCGGAGTTCTGGGCCGGGTACTACCGCGAGTGCACCAACGACTACGAGCGCAAGATCGACGCCGCCGGCCTGGCCGGCATGGTCGCCGGCGCCACCGCCGCGCACAACAGCCTGGCCGCCAACCCCGCCAACGTCTCCCGGGCCGCGTGCATGATCGTCGACGGCGCCATGGCGGTCATCAACGCCGAGCGCGACATCCCCGCGTTCGCCATCGTCGGGTCCGACCTCTACCGGTCGCTGCTGCTGACCCGCGCCGACGACGTCCTGGAGTACCTGTCGATGGCCCTGGGCCTTGCGCAGGGCGACCTCAAGGGCTTCGTCATCCGCCCGTCGGCCGCCGCCAGCATGACCGCCAAGGTCCTCGTCGGCACCAGCACCGCCACCACCCTCTACGAGCTGGCCGGCGCCTCCCCGATCCGGGTGGAGACGGTCAACGTCGGCACCGGCGGCATCGAGACCGGCGTCTTCGGCTACCACTTCGAGCTCGTCAACGACGCCCTGGGCCTGGCCCTGGTCGACCAGGTCGCGTGAGGCAGGCGCACGGGCATGGCTGACCTGTACAGCGGGTGGGTGACGACGCGGCAGCACGTCGCCCGGTACTGGCCGTCGTGCCCGTTCGACCCCGCCGACACCGAAGACACCGCCGAGCTGGCCAGCCTGCTGCTCTCCGCTGCCGAGCAGTGCCAGGCCTTCGCCCCTCAGGTCAACGAGGACGACCCGGCGTTCACGTTCCCCGAGTCCTGGCGCCGAGCCCAGGTGATGCAGGCCCGGGCGCTGTACCGATCCGGCAACGCCGGCAACGACTCCCAGATGGGCGCCGAAGACCTGACGGTCACGGTCTGGCCCATGGACCGCACCGTCAAGGCGCTGCTGCGCCCACGCCGCGGCTTCCCGAGGGTGAGGTAGCCATGAGCGCGCGCACGCTCCTGGTCGCCGACCTGACCGCCGCGCTGCCCACGTTCGACGTCATCGGGTTCAACGAGAACCTCGACGCGATCCGCAAGCCCACGCTCATGGTCTGGCAGGACAAGGTGACCCGCCCCGACCTGCTCGCACTGAGCCAGATCGAGGTCGAGCTGAGCCTGTGGGTCCTGGTCGGCGCCGAGACGAAGCCGGACGACACCCTGGACGCAGCCCTCGAGGACGTGCTGTTCGCCATCGAACCCATGTCGTGGGTGCGGTGGACCCTCGCCGAGCGCGGCGTGTTCGCCAGCCAGTTCCACGGCTACAAGATCACGGCCACCGCGGTGGCCACCATCACCCCGGACGAAGGAGCCTGACATGGCCACCGTGCCCCTGACCAAGCCGTACAGCCTGAACAACGCGACCCTCAAGATCGGGGCCGACAACTACGAGGCCGCCGTCTCCGGGGTCGAGTTCACGCCCTCGGTCAAGACCAGCGAGTGGAAGTCGATCAGCGGCAACACGATCACGTCCATCGACCCGTCGAGCTGGACCTGCACCCTCAACTACGCACAGGACCTGGCCGTTGGCGGCCTGACCCGGTACCTGCACGAGCACGAGGGCGAGATCTTCCCCTGCGAGTTCGTGCCGCTGGCGGCCGGCCCCAAGATCACGGTCACCCTGCAGCTGGCCGCGGCCAAGATCGGCGGCCAGGTCGGCAACGGCACCGTCACCGGCACCGCCACCCTGGGCGTGCAGGGCAAGCCGGCCTTCGTCGATCCGGTCGGCTGATCATGGCGTCGATCAGCCTGACCCCGATCACGCTGACCGACGCCACGCTGCTCATCGGAGCCGACGAGTACGCGGCGGCAGCGGACAGGGTGGAGTTCACTCCCCAGGTCGAGATCGCCTACCTCGACCCGCCGATGAGCTCTCCGACGACCTCCCAGCCGGTCGTGCGCACGGTCCGCTGGTCCTGCCAGGTCGAGTACGCCCAAGACGTGCTGACCACCGACTCCCTGACCCGCTACCTGCTGTCCCACATCGGCGAACGCCGCTCGATCGTGTTCGCCCCGCACCCAGGCACCGGTCAGCCGGTCGTCACCGCCGACGTTCTGGTCATCCCCGGACGCATCGGCGGGTCTGCCGACGACGGGGTGCTGACCGCCACCACCGAGCTGCCGCTGTTCGGCTCGCCCGTCCTCGCGGCGGCCGGCGCATGATCCGGTTCGACGTGCACGACAACCGCCGCCTGCAGGCGGTCGTGCTGGCCATGAAGGCCGCCGACCGGGACCTGCGCAGCGACATCAACAAGGCGATCCGCCAGACCATGGGACCGCCATGGAAGTCCCTGGTCGAGCTGCACGCCACGTCCACCCTCGACGCCCGGGTGCTGGCCAAGGGCGCCAAGATCACGGCCGGCAACCCGCCCGTCCTGGTGGCCGCCAGCTCGACCCGGCCGTTGAAGGGCGGCCTGGTCCCGGCCCAGCTGTGGTCCGTGGCCGAGTTCGGCGGCTACGGCATCAAGCGGACCACCTACCAGACGCACTCCCGACGCGGACGGGCCTACCAGGTGACACGCCACACCCAGCACCAGCTCCCGCAGCTGGCCAAGACCGGGCGCGTGCTCTACCCGGCGATCGCGGACTTCATGCCGCGGGCCGCGGCCCTGCTCACCCAGCTCGTCGTCAAGAAGTACCTCGACGCCGCCGAAACGGAGGGCTGACCGATGGCCGGTGGCTTCAAGTTCTCGTTCATCTCCGACGTCGCCCAGTTCCTCAAGGGCACCGGCGACGTGCGGGAGGCCCTGGGCAAGGTCTCTGACGCCCTCGACGACGTGGGCGACGGGGGAGCGGACTCCACCAAGAAGCTCGAGCGGGAGTTCTCCGACGTCGCCGAGAAGTTACGCACCGAGTCCTCCCGGGCCGGCAAGGCCATCGGGGACAACATCAGCCGCGGCACCCGAGAGGCCGCCGAGGGCACCCGGGCGCTCAAGGAGAACGCCGGCGCCAATGCCAAGGAGGTCGCCGCCTCGTTCGACGGATCCGCACAGTCGATCCGTGACGGCTTCCAGGGCCTGGCGGCCGAGGCGTTCGAGGGGTTCGGCGTGGCCGGCGTCGCCGCCGGCGTGGCCGCGGCGGCGGGCGTGGGCCTGGTCAGCAAGGCCATGGAGTCCGCCAAGCAACGGGCACAGGAGACCGCCCAGGAGGTCGCGGGCATCGCCTCCGAGCTCATCGACATCGGCGGCACCAGCCTGGGCGTCGACCAGGTCAACGACAAGCTCAAGGAGTGGGCCAGCACCGCCGAGAACGGCAAGGTCAAGCTGCGGGACCTGGCCAGCGAGGCCACGAACGCCGGCATCGACTTCGAGGACTACGCCCGCGGCATGGCCGGCGACTCCGAGGCCATCAAGCGCTCCTACGAGCAGGTCAGCACCGCCCTGGCCGCCGCCGACGAACGCCAGCGCCTGCACAACGACGAGGTCGCCAGGACCGGCCGCGGCGCCTACGACGTCTTCATCGAGGGCACCGACCACCAGCGCGAGGCCATCCTGGCCGCCAAGAAGGCCCTCGAGGAGCAGGACGGCACCCTCAACCAAGCCGCCGACACCGCCAAGCTGTACCGCGACGCCATCGCCAGCGCCGGAGCCGCCAACGAGGCCCAGGCCGCCGCGCTCGAGCGCACCGCCAAGGCCCAGGACTCCTACATGTCGGCCCTGGCCGACGCAGCCGACCCAGTGTCGGCCTACGAACACCTGCTGTCCGACAAGACGACCGCGGAGCAGAAGGCCGCCCAGGCCACCGCCGACGCCACCAAGGACACCAAGGACACGTGGGAGACCTACGCCAAGGACGTCAACGTCTCCATCGACGACCTCATCAAGGACATGAACACCAAGGCCGCCACGGCTTCGGAGTTCCAGACGAACCTCGCCAAGATCGGCGCCGCCGGCGGACAGGCCCTCGCCGACGAGCTGCGGGCCAAGGGACCCGAGGCCGCCGGCGCCGTGGCCAAGGTCATCGCCGCCGCCGACCCGTCCAAGCAGGCCGAGCTGTTCGCCGCCCAGGCCCGCGCCGCCGGTGAGTCCATCGTCACCAAGACCGCCGACGGCATCACCAACTCATCGCAGGGCATCGCCCAGGCCTACCAGGACGCGCTCGACGAGGCGGCCCGCCGGATCGTCCCGCCCGAGATCCCCGGCCCGGACCTGACCACACCGTCCAACTACGGCGCCTCACACCCGGCGGATGTCACGACCCCGAACAACGGCGCCGCGTCCCGCCCGTCGACCGTCACCTTCAATGCCGCCGACCGCGAGGCGCTGCTGTCCGCCATCGCCCGCCCCATCCAGGTCACCATCCCCGTAGAGATCGACTCCCAGAGGGTGGCCCTGGCCATGCGCACCGTCCTACCCGACAAGGCCCGGTACAACACCGCCGGACGAAGGGCCTACTGATGGACGTCCTCGTCACCCTCTCGCACCCCACGCTGCCCGTCGTCCTGGGCGTCTACCCCTACGAGGTCATCGCCCTAGGCGTCTCCGACGACACCTGGCGCCGCCGCTTCGTCGAGGGCCGCTACCAGAACGGACGCAGCCTCGTCTGCGGCGTCCTCGAGGCGCCCACCCTGACCATCGCCGCCCGCGTCAGCGCCGCCGCCTGGTCCGACACCCGCGCACCCATGAACGCCCTCCGCGGCTGCCTACGCCAGCGCTCCTACACCGCCACCGTCGTCATCGGCGGATCCACCGACATGTACAGCTGCGAACCCGGCGACATCGCCACCCGCGCCGGCGCCACCCTGGACCCCGCTCTCGTCCGAGCAGGGGTCCACGAGGTCGTCCTGACGATCCCGGTCAGGCCTTCTTGACCTCGGCCGAGTACCACTGTCCCGGTGCGTATACGGCGACGTTGACGAAGTCCAGACCTTCTGTTCCGAGGACGATCAGGTGCCCGTCCTTCACGATGAAGTTCGTACCTGCCGCGAATGTCGTGCCTTCAGAGCTGGTGGTGTCCTTGACCGTGACTGCCATGACTGGCCCTTCCCCCCTAGGCGGAACGCCGACGTCCCGCGTCGCCAGGGACGCTACCCCTAGCCGTTGACGCACGGGGTTGAATCGCGGCTGTGACACATATGTGACACGGCGAGACGTTCTCGCAGGTAAATGGGGTGCCCCGGGCGGGATTCGAACCCGCACTGGATCGGGTTTGAGCCGAACGCCTCTGCCGTTGGGCTACCGGGGCCGCGGCCCAGGATAGTGCCGCGGAGACCAGCTCCGGGTCGCGGGCGAAGCCAGCCGGCGGCATCCGGCGATTACTCTTGTCCGCGTGAGCACCAACGACGCCGCCGAGCCCGCAGCCGCCCTCGACCTGTCCACGCCCGTGCGGCCCGCCGCGGACCGCCCCACGTCGGGCGCCAAGCCGGCGCGCCGCGCCGTCGTCGCCGAGGACGAGGCCCTCATCCGCATGGACGTCGTCGAGACGCTCACGGAGGCCGGCTTCGAGGTCGTCGGCGAGGCCGGAAACGGCGAGGAGGCGGTGGCCCTGGCCACCGAGCTCAAGCCGGACGTCGTCATCCTGGACGTGAAGATGCCCGTCCTCGACGGCATCTCCGCCGCGGAGCAGATCGCCAAGGCGCACCTGGCGCCGGTCGTCATGCTCACCGCGTTCTCCCAGACCGAGCTCGTCGAGCGCGCCCGCGACGCCGGGGCCATGGCCTACGTCGTCAAGCCGTTCAGCCCGGCCGACCTGCTGCCGGCGGTGGAGATCGCGATCTCGCGGTACGCGCAGATCGGCGCGCTGGAGGCCGAGGTCGCGGACCTCACCGAGCGGTTCGAGACCCGCAAGCGCGTGGACCGGGCCAAGGGCCTGCTCATGACGAAGATGGGTCTGACCGAGCCGGAGAGCTTTCGCTGGATCCAGAAGACCTCGATGGACCGTCGCCTGACGATGCGCGAGGTCGCGGACGCCGTGATCGAGCAGGTCGGCGGCTCGGCCAGCTGAGGCGCCCCACCCGTCCGGGGGACGGGGGAATCTGGGACTGGTCCGGGGACGGGACGATGGTCCATGATCGGTGAGCGGCGCACCGCGGGGGCGGGTGAGCTGAAGAGCCGGTCCCTGCGAGGAGGTCCACT